TGGTGTCTCTTTGCGCTTGAATGCAAAGCCGGGAAAAACAAACCCACTGCGCTTCAAGAGCGGGAGTTGCAGCGCATCAACGCTGCCGGGGGCATTGCCCTCGTGATTAACGAAGAGAACGTCAACAACCTCAAGGAGTTACTAAATGATTGAAGAGATCTCAACCGAGCAGCTCGTCGCTATGCTCAGCGACATGAGCATGGGGCAACGTATGCAGCTGCAACACCTAGTCGGGCAGTTGCTTGGGTGCTGCGGCTCAGAGCCGGAGAATATGTGCGTGGCCGTTATCACCAACCCCAACAAGGGCACGATGATGATCCACGCGCTCAACGTAGAAGAAAGCGAAACCGTGGAGTTTTTGTCGGATGCGCTGGAGATCAGTATGTCTGCGGCAGCTAACGCCCCCTCGCCTGTGGGAACGCTTCAATGAGCGCACCCTACGACACCATCCTGACGATCGATTTTGAAACGCGCTGGTCGAGCAAGGACTACACGCTCTCTAAGATGACCACTGAGGAGTACCTACGTGATGAGAAGTTCAAAGCATTCGGTTGCTGTGTCCACGAGTTCGGAAGCGATGACGACATCCAGTGGATCCCCGGAGAAGACCTTGCCGACTACTTCGACAGCATTGACTGGACAAGAACGGCGGTATTGGCCCACAACGCACAGTTCGACGTTAGCATCCTCAGTTGGCGTTACAACGCCCGCCCGGCCTTCATCTTCGACACACTATCAATGGCACGCGCTCTTAGAGGCGTGGAGGTAGGCAACAGTCTTGCCCGGCTTGCGAACGACTTCGGACTGCCTGAGAAGGGGCGGGCTGTGTACTCAACGGACGGGCTCACCACCATGACGCCAACGATCGAGCGAGAGCTTGCGGACTACTGCAAGCACGATGTGTTCCTGTGCGAGCGGATCTTTGAAAACTTGGTCAAGGGCTACCCCTCATCCGAACTCAGACTCATCGACATGACGCTCAAGATGTACACGCAACCCACGTTGCAGCTTGACCAACTCATGCTAGTCAACGCCATCTCAGACGAAAAGGAAAAACGTGAAGCGCTATTACAGAAACAGGGCGTCAGCGAAGCGGATCTTGCGTCCAACCCTAAGTTCGCCAGACTACTCGAATCTTTGGGAGCTGCCCCACCCTACAAAACCAGTAAGACAACTGGCAAGTCAACGCTTGCGCTGGCTAAAAACGATGCGCACTTCCAAGCGCTACTCAACGGGGAGCAAGAAGAGATTGCCCTTCTATGCGAAGCTCGCCTCGCGGTTAAGTCTACGACCGAAAGAACGCGTGCGCAGAGGTTTTTGGAAATTGCTAAACGAGGGGCTTTACCAGTACCACTTTCTTACTATGGCGCACTATCGGGCCGTTGGACGGCCTGCTTAGTTGCAGATACAGAGGTTATGGTGTATGATCGGCATAACGGCCAGTGTATTAAACGGATTGTAGATGTGCTGCCGGATGACCTTGTGTGGGACGGCGTTGAGTTTGTCCAACATGAGGGGGTTCAATTCAGTGGGTACAAGGAAGTAATGACGTATGACGGAATCACCGGAACGCCAGATCACAAAGTCTTTCTCGACGATGCCACAACCATCAGTCTTTTCGATGCGTGCACAAGCGGCGCGAGAATTATGGATGCAGCAGAACCCGATGCTCGGGCTTTGGACGCTGCTCGGGCGCGACTTAAAAGGCTCCGATGGTAGTTGGCGCATAGCGTGTGTCTGTCGATGCGGGCGTTACGCAGAGCCGCGATACAAGGACTTGCGCGCGGGAAGTTCAAAGGGGTGTATGTCGTGCACAACAAGTGAGCGCATGAAGCGGGAAATTGCGGCTTCCCCAGAAAAATACCCGCAGACACAGAAGCGCGCAACGCCTCGCGTACGCATACAACCCGAACCGTACAGTGACGCCGAACTTCGTATTGTGCGAATCATGCAAGGTGCTAAGGCACGCTGCGAGAATGTGATGGAACCCGCGTACAAAAATTACGGGGGGCGCGGTATTCGTTTTGGTTTTGCATCTGTGCGAGAGGCCGCGCAGTGGATATATGACAACATCGGGAAGCGCCCAACCAATACGCACAGCATAGACCGCATCGACAACAACCGAGGGTACGAACCCGGTAACCTGCGATGGGCTACACGGGCAGAGCAAGCACGCAATAAGCGTAGCTACACGGGGTATGTATACGGTAAGCGGCTAAAGCGCTTGCTGGCACTACGCCAAGACTACACCTATGAAGGCTTGCGCAAATACGTGCTTGCCGGATTCAGTGACGAAGAGATTATTAATATGCCTAAGCCGAAAGGCGGCAGACCAAAGAAGGAGAAATTGTGATAGTACCTGTATATGACATTATGAACTGTGGGCCGCGATCACGCTTTGTTGCCAACGGAAAAATTGTGCACAATAGCAAAGGGTCGGCCATTAACATGCAGAACCTCAAGCGGGGGAGTTTCCTACGCAAAGCAATTATGGCTCCCGAAGGCCACCAACTCGTCGTGGGGGATCTCTCACAGATTGAACCGCGAGTACTCGCGTGGCTTGCGGATTACGAGGAAATGCTTGACATCTTCCGGGGAGGCGGTGACCCTTATGCCGCGTTCGGTGCGCAGATGTTTAACATACCCGGACTTAGTAAGGAATCGCATCCAGACCTACGGCAGTCTGCGAAAAGTGCGCTCTTGGGTTGCGGTTATGGCCTCGGTTGGTCGTCGTTTGCGGCGCAACTACTTGTCGGCTTTCTTGGTGCGCCGCCCCAAAGGTACACCAAAGATTTCGCAAAGAAGCTCGGGGTCACGTCAGATGATGTTGAGCGCTTCCTTGACTGGGAGGACAACGTAACGAAGATGATGGAGATCCCGCACACCTGCTCGGACAAGGAGCTGCTCATCCACTGCGTAGCAGCCAAGCGCATCATCGACATTTACAGAGCAACGGCGTATCCGGTCAAGTCGTTTTGGGAAATGTGCAGCGGCCTGATCGTCTCGGCGCTGCACGGCGGCAAAGAGCACAAACATAAGTGTTTGACTTTTCGCAAAGGTGAAATAGAATTGCCCAACGGAATGAAGTTGTTGTATCCGAATCTGCGTCAGGAGAAGGACGACAAAGGTAGGAGCCAGTGGGTATACGGGCCAGACGCTACCAAGTTGTACGCAGGTAAGGTGACCAACAACGTGACACAAGCGGTTGCCCGCATTGTAATGACAGACGGCATGCGGCGTGTTACGAAGAAGTACCACATAGCAGGGACGGTGCACGACGAGCTGATCGCCGTTGTGCCGGACGCAGAGGTTGAAGAGGCGAAGACTTGGGTCTTGGCCCAGATGACTGTGGAGCCACGGTACATGCCGGGGATTCCTCTGGACGCTGACGGCGGCGCNCACCGTAGGTATGGGTTAGCTAAAAACTAAGGAGAAGCATGAAAGTAACGACACCACTGCCAAANCTCATTCGCATAGGGCAGCGCAGGTATTCGNTCGAGGTTGTGGAAGCAATGCTTGAGAAGTGTTGGCAAGGCTGCGTGGACTACACAGCCAAGCGCATCCGNGTTGCTCGCAAGAGCAATGTCTCAGGGCGAAGCTTTACCGACCACGAGATTCAGGATACCTTCTGGCATGAGACCACTCACGCCATACTGCACGACATGGGTAGCCCGCTGTACAAGAACGAGAAGTTCGTTACGGCATTTTCATCACGACTAGCGCAAGCTATTAAATCAGCGAGGTTTTAATGAAGCCAGTATCGTGGAGCCACTCGGCTCTCAAGGACTACGAAGGTTGTCCCAAACGCTATCAAGAAGTCAGAGTCTTAAAGAACTTCCCGTTCCAAGAGACCGAAGCTACGCGATACGGAACCCAGCTACACAAAGCCGCCGAGGACTACGTGCAAGACGGAACAGAACTGCCCGGGCAGTTCGAGTTCATCAAAACCACCCTCGACGCCCTTATTGCCAAACCCGGACGCAAGTTAGTCGAGCACAAGATGGCGCTGACCAGTCGGTTGGAGCCCTGTGATTGGCGCGATTCTCGCGTTTGGGTGCGAGGCATAGCCGACTTAATCATCGTGGACGATGAGAACCTGACCGCTTGGGTCGTTGACTACAAGACCGGCAACAACAAGTACCCTGACCGTGAGCAGCTCAAGCTCATGGCGATGATGGTGTTCAAGCACATGCCCCACATCCGCAAGGTGAAAGCGGCGCTACTCTTTGTTGTCAAGAACGACATGGTTAAGTACAGTATGTCTGTGGACGAGGCCGAACCTGCATGGTGGGAATACCGCGAGCGTGTCGGGCGCATTGACCAAGCAATGGCCGCAGATGTGTGGAACCCCAAACCCTCGCCCCTATGTCCGTGGTGTCCCGTCACCACTTGCTCAAACCACCCTAAACACTAGGAACCATCATGGCGACCAAACGCGACTACAAAAAAGAGTACCAGCAGGACTTAAAGACTGGCAAGTCTGGCCCCGACTCAGATCAGCACGAGCGGCAACGCGCTCGGCGCATGTACGACAAGAAGGGCATTGATCGAGGCGGCAAAGACATTGACCACATCAAACCCCTGCGCAAAGGCGGCAAGTCCACGCCCGGTAACCTGCGACTGAGAAGCAAGAGCGCCAACCAAGGCGACAACAAATAAGAGAAGCAAATGCAAATCGTTGAAAACAAAGCACTACTGTTTCGCACTCGCAACCCACACAAATATAGCATCATCCCCAAGCACAAAATCTTTGAAGTCGATGGAGGCTACGAGGTCGCGGTGTACTGGGGGCTGGATGAATGTCGTGTGCTGCGAAACCTAGGCGTCAAGGATGTGCCCTCGCCCATCACCAGGCGCTACAACTGGCCGGGCAAGTACAAACCGATGGCTCACCAAATGGAGACGGCATCGTTCCTCACGATGCACCGCAAAGCTTTCGTGTTCTCCGAACCCGGCACAGGTAAAACGCTCTCCGCGCTGTGGGCAGCAGACTACCTCATGTCGATCGGCCAAGTCCGGCGCTGTCTCATTCTGTGCCCACTGTCCATCATGCAGTCAGCGTGGCTCGGGGATTTGAACAACAGCATCATCCACCGCTCTGCCGTTGTCGCGCACCACTCTCAAGCTACCCGGCGCATCGAGATGGTGCAAGAGGACTACGAGTTCGTGATCGCCAACTACGATGGGCTCAACCTCATCGCTCAGGAAGTGATCGCTGACGGACGGTTTGATCTGGTGATTATCGACGAGGCCAACGCCTACAAGAACATCACGACACGGCGGTGGAAAGCGCTCAAGTCCATCCTGCGCCCCGAGACACACCTGTGGATGATGACTGGCACACCTGCTTCGCAGTCGCCTGTGGATGCCTACGGCCTTGCCAAGCTCGTCAACCCCGAGGGCGTGCCGATGTTCTTCACCGGTTGGCGAGACAAAGTAATGCACAAGCTCACCATGTATAAGTGGGCGGCAAAGGCAGAGGCCCAGCAACTGGTACACGAAGCGCTGCAACCGGCCATCCGGTTCACCAAAGCGCAGTGCCTGGACTTGCCCCCTGTGATGACGATGACCCGGGACGTGCCGCTGACTCCGCAGCAGGCCAAGTACTACAACCTCCTCAAAGAGCGCCTGTTGGTGCAAGCTGGTGGCGAGACGATCACCGCAGTCAACGCTGCGGCAGCGGTCAGCAAGTTGCTTCAGATCAGTTGTGGTGCAGCCTACACCGAGGACAAGGAGATTGTGGAGTTCGACTCTGCACCAAGACTGAGCGTGCTTGAGGAAATCTTGGAAGAGACCAGCCGCAAGGTCATTATCTTTGCACTGTTTCGATCCATCATTGATACCGTCATCACGCACCTCACCAAAAAGGGGTACGCAACCGAGTGCATCCACGGCGACATCACACCGCCCAAACGCGCTGACATCATCCGCAGGTTCCAGAACGAACCCAATCCCCGCGTACTCGTCATGCAACCGCAGGCTACCGCACACGGGATTACCCTAACTGCTGCCGACACGGTGGTGTTCTACGGCCCGTTGATGAGCGTCGAGCAGTACGTTCAGTGTATCGCCCGCGCCGACCGTAAGGGTCAGGACTCCGACAAGGTGACGGTGGTGCACATCGAGGGCTCGCCCATCGAGAAGAAGATGTTCAAAGCCTTGGTCAACAAGGTGGACGACCACGCCCTGCTCACGCAGATGTTCGACACTGAAATTAAATCGTAAAAGGAGTTGTCAAAGATGGAAAACTGATGTTAAACTGTCAAACGCTTTACAAATTTAACCCCCAAAGGAGAAGCAAAAAATGGATGAAGAAGCAATCCCACTCGACAAACTCGCGCAGATCTACCGCAAGATCCGTGAGAAGATCGACGTGCTGACCAAGGAGTACGACACGCAAGTGGAGACGCTCAAGGCTCAGCAAGATGAGATCAAGTTTGCGTTAAAAGATCAGATGAAGGCGATGGGCGTCAAGTCTGTGCAAACAACCTACGGTACAGTCTCTTTGGTGACAAAGACTCGGTACTCCACCCAAGACTGGGATTCATTTAAGCGGTTCGTCATCGAACACGAAGTCGTTGACCTGTTGGAAAAGCGCATTGCGCAGACTAACATGGCGAACTTCCTCGAAGAAAATCCCACCCTCGTTCCCCCCGGTTTGAACTCAAGCACCGAGTTCGACATTTCTGTAAGAAAGCCAAGCAAATGAGTAACATCGCAATTTTCAACGGCGCAGCCGTCCCCGCCTTTGCTCGTAACAACGAGCTGTCCGAAACAGCCAAGGCCCTGTTGGGCGGCGCAGTCAGCACGACCAAGCGTATCAGCATCAAGGGCGGCGTGTTCCGCCTGATGGCTGGCGGCAAGGAAGTGGCTAGTATCGAAGAGCGTCACCTCGACGTGGTTGTGGTCAAAGCCGCACCCAAAGTCAGCCGTATCTTCTACGCTGGCTCCTACGACAAGGACGCTGCTGCTGCACCTCCCGACTGCTGGAGCAATGACGGTGAGCGCCCAGACGCTAAAGCCGCCAAAAAGCAAGCCGTGACCTGCATGAGCTGCCCACAAAACGTAGCCGGTTCGGGCCAAGGTAACAGCCGCGCTTGCCGTTATCAACAACGCTTGGCTGTGGTTCTGGCTAACGATCCTACGGGAGACGTGCTACAGTTGACCTTGCCAGCAACTTCCATCTTCGGCAAAGAAGAGGGGGACAAGCGTCCGCTGCAAGCGTTCGTTCGCTACTTGGCTGTGCAAAACCCGCCGATCAACCCCGAACAGATTGTGACCCGCATGAAGTTCGACACCAAGGCTGAGTCGCCTAAGCTGCACTTTGCCCCTGTGCGTTGGTTGACTGAGGACGAGTACGCCGCGGTCAAGGTTCAGGCTGACTCCGAGGACGCCGCCCAAGCAGTTAACATGACTGTGGCTCAAGCTGACGGCGTGAAGGCTCCCCTGTCCTTGCCCGGCAAGAGCCCTGTAGCAGCTGCGGAAGAAGCCGAAGAAGCCGAAGAAGCCGAAGAAGCGCCTGCACCAGCGCCAGCACCAGCGCCAGCACCTGCACCCAAGGCCAAGAAAGCCCCCAAGGAATACCCTGTGGCCGAAACTGCGGAAACCGAGGAAACTGCTGAGCCGGAAGTGCGCAAGCCTGCGGCCAAGACCACCGCAGTTCCTGCGGCAAAAAATAAACTAGCCGACATTGTGTCGGACTGGGACGACGAGTAAAGTTTAGGGGGGAAAGCGGATGCTGGCGAGTCGAAAGACCGTAACGTAATGGCGCTTGATTGCGGCCAGACGCAGCGAGTACCCCCACCTAACACTATGGCCTACTCAGACAAACTAAAAAAACTGGTACGAGATGCACCGCGCACCCCGGGCAGCACGCTCGGGCGATGGGCCGTGCACTTGGAATTCCCTGTGACAAAGCTTGCCTACGCCTTGGGCGTGACTCGCCAGACCATTTACAACTGGTTTGCCGGAGGTGAAGTGTTTGTCGCCTACCAACAACGCGTTGACTTGATGACCTCCATCATGGCAACCTCCACAACTGCAAAAGAAGCATGGAACAGAATATGCAAAGTCTACAACCTCGATCCCTCACCAACGAAGAAATCAAAAGCTACACCGACCTGATCGGCGCTGACAAGCTCCCCGCTTCTTGGGTCACTGAAATTCTGCGCCGAACCGAACAGAACTGGGCCAAGCCCCTTGCTGAGAATACGCGGCAACTCGAACTCGACTTCTCCTAATACAACCCGAAGGTAACCTATGCAACCGCTTGAGTTTCTAGCGGAGGTTTTGCCGCCCCCGGGAAATGGTAAGTACTGCTTTGCAGAGCTTACTCGGAAAAAAGAGCACGTGTATGTAGACCAGTTGGAGGAAGCGCTCCCCAAACTGGACTTGTGGAAAAAGAACGGCTACGACATCTACTTTGCGCTCGGCACATTCGGCGAGGAAGCTACCCGCGTCAAGGACAATGTTCGCCACGTCAAGTGTCTGGCCGTTGATGTTGACTGCAACCACCCCGAGGATATTCCCGATCCTTCAACGGGTGTCATTTCTAAAAAAGCGTATGCGTCAGCCGAAGCTGCCGTTCACGCCATCATGCAATTTGCTGATGAGGTTGGGCTGTCCGATCTGGGCAACCCTTGGATGGTCGCGTCTGGCGGCGGCGTGCACGCCTACTGGCCGTTCAAAGAGACGGTGGACATTGAAGAGTGGAAGCCTGTAGCCGAGGCGTTCAAACGCCTGTGCTTTCAAAAGAAGCTCGACATTGACCAGACCGTGACTGCGGATGCGTCCCGAGTCTTGCGCGTACCTGACACCGTGAATAACGGCGTGAAGGGTAAAAAGAAGGTTCGTGGGCTGACCAAGGTCGTGTTCCAAAACGAAGGCGACCACTTCGAGTTCGAGGACATCAAGGCGCTTGTCACCAAGCATCTGGTCGGCACAGCCTACGAAGTGAAAGCACCAAGCGGCCCAACGCTCACCCTGCCGGGCATGCGCCCAAGCGCAGAACCAACGGCGATCAAGTTGTTCGAGAACAGCGTGACCAAGTTCGGCAAGATTTTCAAAGCCACCAAAGCTGGGCAAGGCTGCGAACAACTCCGATACTACGTTGAGAACGCGACTGAGGACGGCATGGAGCCGCTGTGGAGAGCGCACCTGAGCATTGCCCAAAAGTGCGAGGACGGCGAGAAGGCTGCGATCTGGCTGAGCAACCTGCACCCCTATGCTGAGGATAGGATGCGGCAAAAATTGGCTGAGATCAAAGGGCCGTACCCTTGCATCAAGTTCGACTCGGAAAATCCGGGCGTGTGTCCCAACTGCCCGAACTGGGGCAAGATCACAAACCCGCTGGCGCTGGGCCGCGAAGTGGTGACCGTCACCGAGCCTACCATCGTTGAGATCCAGCATGAAGACGGCGAGCAAGAACGCATCCTGCGCCCCGAGCCACCCCGAGGCTACGCCTACGGTCAGCGCGGTGGCATCTTTCAAGAGAAAGAGGATGTGGACGCCAACGGCAACAAGATGAAGCGCCAAGTCATGTTGCTGCCTTTTGATTTGTTCCCTGTGGACATCCTGAACATTGACGGCGAACACGTGGTTCACCTGCTGGCTTGCCGCACCTACGGCACGCAAGAAATCATCATGCCCCAAAAGGCTATGGTGAGTAAGGACGAGACTGTGAAGGTACTAGCTGCACAGAACATCCTGTCTGCGTTTGGCTCCGGCAATGACAAGAATTTGGCCGACTATGTGCGTGCGTCTGTGGCAAAAATGAGCGACGAGCGTCAACCGATTCGCGTGCCGCTGCACTATGGCTGGCAAAAAGACGACAGCTTTGTGCACGCCAACATGGTCTACAAACGCGACCAAGAACCTGTGCGCATCCCCATGCCCGGGCTGGAGAACCTGACGAGCAACACCCAGTTGACCGGCGAGCTGGACACGTGGACTAAATTCATCAAGCTGCTCGTGGCGCGGGAAATGTGGGATCACTTGGCGGTCATTTTCATGGGCGCTGGCTCACCGCTGATGCGCTTCACCGGGTTGTACGGGCTGACGATCCACTGCTGCTCAACGGAGTCAGGCACGGGTAAGTCTTTGGCGCTGGACGGTGCGGCTTCCATTTGGGGCCATCCTATCCACTACCGCACCGGCTCGGGCACATCTCCTGTTGCTATGCAACAACGCTTGGGGCTGCTGCACAGCGGCCCGTTCATTAGCGACGAGATCACAACCAAAGCCCGGGATGATTTTGAATGGTTCCCCGGCATGACCATGACGGTCAGCGAAGGCCGAGGCAAGGAGCGTATGGAGTCCGGCGCTAACAAAGAGCGTTTGAATCTGTCGATCTGGCAAGCCATCGCCATCTTCTCATCCAACACACACGCGGTTGACTACATGACGGGCGCTCGTAAGCACTCTTCCGAAGGTGAACTGCGGCGCTTGCTGGAGTGGGTCATGGACGAAAAGCTGGAGTGGAACGCAGACGAGGTGGAGATCATCAAGTCTGTGCAGAAGAACTACGCCGTGGCCGGAGATGCTTGGGTTCGCTACATGGTCAACAGCGTTGACACACTGGCGAAGTTCGTGCCCGAGACGATCACACGGATGTACAAGTACTTCAATGCCCCCAACGATGAGCGCTTCTGGATGGCAGGCATCGCTTGCATGGTCACGGCGGCTGTGCATTTTGGGCGCAAGTACGCAAACATCGTGGACGTTCCCATTGAGCCGTTGCTGGAGAGCTGCCGCAAGGTAGTCGAAGTCAGTCGCGCAGCAATGAAGGCGGGCAAGCGCGATGCCGAGGATATTGTCAACGGCTTTGTCCAAGAGTACTACGGCAAGTTCGTCATCATCCGCTACGGTGAGAAGGCAGGCGTTCTTGCCAGCTTGGGAGCCGATACCGCGATCGACAAGCATACTACCCGCAGCGAAGTCATGGGACGGATTGAACACGGCGTAGCCGCAGGGTACGTGGACTTCTACATCGAAGAGCGCTTGCTCAAGTCGTACTGCGCTCACCACAGCTTTGGCTACACCACGCTCAAAAAGCAGTTGGAGTCAAAGTTCATGGTGGCTTACATCCCCAAAAAGGATTTGCTGTCCAAGACCAGCGGCCCCCCGATGCGTGTGAACGTCATCAAAATATCCCGCAAGGAGGACGAGGTTGTCGAATTTACGAATCCTCTGGCCTTGGAAAAAAGTTGAGCGCGGGCAGGGGTTTTTTGTCCCCTGCCTTGACCCCGACCCCATAAGGGTCGAGGGTCTCGATCAAGCTTTGAACGCCCGCATATTCAATGCGGGCGCTACCGTTGGCATACAAGGCAACCTTATTGGGGTGTTGTTTTACCGCCCGCCAGTTTCAAGAACTGTGACGCATCGGCAGTCCGCTGAGCAATCAGAGCATTCCGTTTCGCCCGACCTTCTTCGGGAGTTATTTGACG